TCGAACGTAAAAAAGGTCGAGCATTTATGCCTTGGAAAGAGCGTTCCACTGTTGTTGCGGCTATGGGTGTCGTAGATCGTGTAATAAACTTTAACGATGACGACAATACCGCAGTTGATGCTATTCGTAAAGTTAAAGACATATTTCAAAATCATGAAATTATATTTGCCAACGGTGGTGATCGTACTAAAGACAACATTCCAGAAATGGTGTTCAATGATGTTGAGTTTGTATTTGGCATCGGTGGCGAGAATAAAGCTAACAGCTCTAGTTGGATTCTTGAAGAATGGAAAGCACCCAAGACAGATCGCCCGTGGGGTTATTATAGAGTATTACACGAAGTCCCAGGAACCAAAGTTAAAGAGCTTACTGTAGAACCGGGCCAAAGTTTGAGTATGCAACAACATGCAGAACGAGCAGAATATTGGCTAGTTACGTCCGGCCGTTGTAAAGTTGAAAAAGAATTTGGCTCATTAATTTTGGACAAGCACCAAACCATCCCAATTGGCATTGGGCAGTGGCACCGATTAAGTAATCCGTTTGACGAGCCTTGTAGAATCGTAGAGTTACAGTACGGAACTCGCTGTATAGAAGAAGATATAGTCCGAAAATAACGGTTGACACTGGTTCAGTTTGGTGCTATAATATATACATATTGATAAACAGGAGTGACGCAAATGGCTAAAGCCGCAACTAAAACCCGCATTACTAAAAAGCAAGTTATTGCCCACCGCACCAAAGCATCCCGCGATAGTAGCCCTAGCTGGGACGGTGCAACAGAGTGGAGCGGGGAAAAGTTTACAGCTCAATTCCGTCTTGCGATGGAACACTACCGCATGGAAGGTAATACCAAAGACCTTAAAGTTAAGGTTGTTGAGTTTATGCACAACAACGGTTGGGATTCAAAAGAAATTAAAGTAGTGCGCGGTATTAAAGACAAATACTTTGGCGGTACTGTTTGCGGTGTTGCGGCTTGCCTAGTTAAAGGTATGCCTGAAATTCACGCTGGTTTTAACAAAGGACGCGACACTGGCATTTGGTTGAGCAAGGAAATTAACAAAATTATCGAGCTAGGTGCTAAAGACGTTGACGACGAAGAAGCAAAAGATGATAAACCTACTGCTCCTGTAATTACTATTCAAGAACGTGTACGTGATTCTGCTTACGGAATGACTACTGAACTTGAAGATGCTATTGAAGGATATCAAGCAGATCCAGAAAACTTTGATCCAAAAGCATTTAAGGTACTTAACTTGCTTAAAGCAAAGCAAGCAAAGGCCGCACATGCTCGTATTATTAAAGATTTCTATGCTAAGGATCTTGCCGAACTTGAAGAACTTGCTAGTGGCAAGGGCGACGAGCAATTGAAGGAAGGTTATAGCCATCGTAGCAAAAAGCAAATCCGTAACCTTATTGCTTTCTATCAAGAAATTATGAGTGCCTGCGATATGCTTGCACAAGAAGCTAAGGTTAACAAGAAGCCACGTGCTCGTAAGGCTGTACCTGCTGAGAAGATTGTTGCTAAACTCAAGTACAAGAAGACCGACGAACCACTTAAACTTGTATCCATTAATCCTACTGATATCATCGGTGCTAAGGAATTGTGGGTTTACAATACTAAGACTCGCAAACTTGGCAAATACATTGCATCTGAGTTCGCCGATTTGGGTGTAAAAGGTACTAGTCTAATTGGCTTTAATGAGCATACAAGTATTTGTAAGACTCTGCGTAAGCCTGAGGAAAAACTTAAAGAGTTTAAAGCCGCAGGTAAGGTACAGTTGCGTAAGTTTTTGGACGATATCAACGCTACAGACACCAAAATGAACGGTCGTCTTAACGAAGAAACGATCCTTCTTAAAGTACAATAACTCTAAGCAAAACATGGATAAATACTCAAAAGAGAGTGTTTATCCATGGCCCAAATTTTCACAGTAAACGATGACGGTAGCATTGCCGTTTCTAATCTAGCCCTACAAAATACGTCAGGGAATGTAACCCACACAGGGTTTTTAGAAGTTACAGGTAACTTGCAAGTAGACAGTAACATAGTAGTTACTGGCACTATCACTGCTGGCGTTATCAATGCACAGCAATTAGTTACGCCAAACGGTAGTTTAGCAAGTTTCGGACAGTGGGTTTATAACGCAGAAGACGAATTAATCGGTAAAGGATTTAATTGGACTTGGGGTGGCGGTAGTGTCCAATTATTATATCGCACAGGCGGCAAACTTTGGACAAATGCTAATATCGACTTAGCACCAAATGCAGGTCTTAGTGTAGACGGCATTCCTGTTTTAAATCAAACAAGCCTTGGACCAACGGTTTCTCAAAGTAACTTAACAAAAGTAGGCACACTTCAAAGCCTAAATGTTAGCGGTAACGTAAGTATCAGCGATTTAGTTTTATTTGATACTACTTCAAACAGAATCGGTATCGGTACTGACGAACCTAACACTACTTTCAGCATTATCGAAAACGGTGTTGAGTTTGGTTTAAACAGTCCTGCAATCGGTTTAGCAACAGTTGGTTCATATTCAAGTCACGATTTTGCTATTGTTTCAGATAACATTGCTCGTATAACTGTTAAAGCAACAGGCGAAGTTAATATCGGAAGTGCCGCAAGTGGCAATGCTGTATTAAATGTTTACGGAACAATCAACGCAACAAACATTGTAGCCGATAACAGAATCGAAAGAACTGCACCATTACAATTCCAATCAACATCTGCTTCTAGCATCTATGGATTAGGACTAGAATGGAACGATAGCGTTACATCGCGACAATTTATTATGATGGCTGGTCCGGATCGCTTATGGTCAACAGAAAGTATCGACCTTGGTCCTAACCAATCTTATTACCTAAACGGAATGGTTGCGCTAAGTGCAGGTACATTAGGTAATACTATTATCAACAGTAGCCTACAATCAGTTGGTATTCTGCAGAACTTAACAGTTAGTGGAGATACTACACTAGGTGTCGTTACAACAAATAACATTACATTAAATGGCGAAACACCGTCTATAATAACTAGTACAGGGATTGCCGCAGAAGGGTCTATTAGTTTAACTGTTCAACAACAAAAAACTTTCTATTCTGATTCAACACAAATTAATGTCGGTGATGTGTCGTTGCAGACTAAACCTGTAAAAGTATTTGGTCCATTAAGTGTTAACATTAACAATCCAGATCCAAGTTTACAGTTCTCAGTTAATGGCGATGTGAGTATTGGTGGTAAGAGATTTACTAATGGATCGCAAGCACCGACTGAAGGTGTGTTTAATATCGGCGACATGTGTTGGAACACTAATCCAACACCGACTGGATACGTTGGTTGGATTTGCATCACAGCAGGCACTCCAGGTCAATGGGCTCCGTTCGGTCTAATTAGTTAACATACCTTTTTATATCAACGGTTTATGTAATAAATATTAGTCTTAGAGGCTAATATCATGGGCATTATTACACAACAATTATATAAACAAATCAAAGGCTGGCGTATCTATTCAATCGTCGCACCAGCATCATTCACTGCGGCTGCGGCAATCCTGTATCTATTCTACGGTACACCATTCCAAACAATTTTCTATTTCGGATTAATTATCCTTGCTACAACTTGTATCAGTTGGTGGCACTGGAGTCTTTCTACTATGGTTACTATGCTTGCCATTATGCGAGACACTGACGATCACTTTGAACAAGTTGCTAAGAAATTAGAAGAACTTAGAATTCAAAACGGCGGCAAACCGGACTTAAAAGTTATCAAAAGAGTTGACGATAAGATTTAATACTGTATAATTACAGTATGCGGTCTTGACGCTCATCCCGCAATATAAACTCTGCGTGTCATCAAACTTACAAAAAAGGGCAAGAGATGACTTGGATTATCGACAAAACTTTTGAATTCTGTTATGGTCACAGAGTTTGGACACAAAAATTAAACGGCGAATATGCCGCTGACCTAAAATGCGCTTGCCGTCATTTGCACGGACACGAGGGCAAAATGATGGTTCATCTAACTGGTGACGGACTAGATGCAACTGGTATGGTAACTGATTTCCGTCACTTAGAGTGGTTGAAGAAGTGGATCAATGAATATATTGATCACCAATTCATCGTAGATAAGAGTGACCCTTTATATGACAAAATTATTGGTAATCGAGGTCTCGTACCTGTGCTTGTACCTGACACTGATTTTGTGGCTGGCTGGCACCTTGATTTATTGGACCTCACTGAGAATACGCCTGAGTATGAGTACTACGAAGGGTTTATGGTGGTCGATTTTGTTCCTACTAGCGAACGTCTTAGTGCTTGGATGGCTGAGTTGGTTAACGCTAAAATGAGCAAGCTAGGTGTTAAAGTACACAGCATTGAATGGTGGGAAACTCCAAAAAGCCGTTCAGTTTTCTATAGAGATTTTAACTAAGAAAGTTTTCCAATGCGGAAGTTTTGGCATTTGTGGGCTAAAGCCTTAGGCGAAAAATCAGGCAGTTCGAATGATGAAGCGGATCAAATCGCTTGCATTCGAACTGTAATTGTGTTAACATACATTATAACAAATTTCGTAATTGTCGCAGGTGTAATAAGGCATTGGAATGACTAAGAAGATTTACTATGAAAAGAAAGGACGCAGGTACGTACCTGTAGCAGAATATGATTCGGACTATTTGGATAGTTTTCCTGCTGGCAATCATTTGGTCATGTGCTACCCTGGGGGCAAGTCCCGTAGGTTCAATATTGATCCGAACTATGCGGCTCTTATAGCCGCAGGTCGTGTAGCAGAAGATGCTATTAGCACACGGATTATGAATGTTAGTGCGCTCCGAGTTCCTGAACAGAGCAAGCCATTAACTGAAGAACAACGTGCGGCTTGGCAGGCATTTAACGAAGCAATGGGCAATGACCGGTTTGCTTTAGAGTGGTGTAGTTATCGTGAAGCCGCAGAAGCAGGCGTTAAGGCTATGCAAGAAGAAGCAGACAAACTCTTTACTAATCCAGTCGTTCGTAAAGCATTTGAACGATTCCTATTAATTGCAGAACTATCGAAAGAACATAATGGGTAAAATCGGTTTTGCTTGTAAGTGGATTGATAATCCAACACAAGTTAACGGCATTAAAGCAACAGACGATTGTAAAAAATACAACACAGGTACTACAACAATCGCCTGGCTAAATAGACAAAGCGAACAAATCGCTGAAGAGAAGTTGTGGGATCTGACAAAACAGAATATCGAAGCAACTTACAAACTTGTAGAACGAGTAGGACAGTTAGACAATGAACTCCGTATGGTTCGTCTTAGTAGCGATATCCTCCCTGCTTACACTCACAGCAAGTGGAATTATTTTTACCGTCTATCTGACGTTAGAGGATATTGTGAGTCTGCCTTTCGAAGAGTGGGTGACTTGGCGAAAAGCAACGGGGTACGCCTTAGTATGCATCCTGGGCAATTTTGCGTTTTGGCTTCTGACAATCCTAATATCGTTAATAACTCTATAGAGGAATTTGAATATCATGCAGATATGGCTAAGTTCATGGGCTTTGGTAAACAATTTCAGGACTTTAAAATCAACGTCCACATCTCAGGTAGAGCCGGTCCAGAAGGCATCCGAAGTGCGTACAAACGACTATCACCAGAAGCCCGCAACTGTATTACAATTGAAAACGAGGAAATAACACATGGTTTGGACGATTGTCTCTCTCTTAGCGATTTGGTACCTATCGTTCTTGACATTCATCATAATTGGGTTCGAGAAGGGACCTACATTGATCCTGGATCAGTGGCCGTTACACGGGTTCTTGACAGCTGGCGCGGTGTTCGTCCTACTATGCATTACTCCGTGTCTAGAGAAGATGTCTTGGTTGGGCATGACAGCAACATTTTGCCCAGCTTATCTACACTAATAGAATCGGGACACAAAAAACAAAAGTTACGAGCACACTCGGACTTTTATTGGAATAAGGAAGTTAATAATTGGGCAATAAGTTTCGCGGACAAGTTCGACATAATGTGCGAAAGCAAGGGCAAGAACCTCGCCAGCATAGATTTATACAAACAAATGAAGGAGATCGTTTGATGACAAGAGAAAAGTTAATTCACCACGCAGAACATTTAAAAGAAAAGCACGATGCTCTAGATAGGCAAATTAAAGAACTTTACGAACATCACACTGATGATCTCAAAGTTGAAAAGCTAAAAAAGGAAAAGCTCAAACTCAAAGATGAGATTGAGCTAACCAATAAAAAGATTGATAAACTTTAATCAGCTTTTTTAGGAGCACGAGGCTTGCGCGGTTTCTTTTCCGTTGCAGGCTTCTCAGCTTTTGGAGCAGGTGCTTTACGTGATTTCTTAACTGGAGCAACTGGCTCAACTGGTGCTTCTACTTTATACGGTGCTTCAGGTTGAACCTCTTTTGTTTTTCTACTAAACAACTTCTTAATGTGATGTAACATATAAAACCCTCTCTGGTAGAATTATTTATTAAATAAATATAGCATGTACAATTTTTTAAAGCATATTACCCTAAACGAAGGGCATACCCCTAAAACGATTCATCAAGACACTCTTAATTTTAGGCGTGATGCACTCGAACCTGTGTTGAGTGAAGATTCTATTGACTTACATTATGGCAAATTGTACAAAAGTTACGTAGTTCGTTACAATAAGGGAGAGGGTGACCCTGATTTTAACGAAGCAGGAGCATGGTTACACAACATGTATTTTGCACAATTACAAAAACCAGGTAACGAAAAACCCACCGGAAATATCCTACATTTCATAGAAAAGCATTTCAAAACCTGGGAAAACTTCAAAGACAAATTTGAAGTAGAAGCAATGAAGATGCAGGGCAGTGGCTGGATCTATCTTGCTACTGACGGTAGTATTAAAACCATCGAGAACCACCAAATTAAGATGGATATTGTGTTTCTAATTGACTGGTGGGAACATGCTTTTATATTAGACTACGGTCCTGATAAAAAAGGATACTTACGCAATCATTGGAAAATAATGGACTGGGAAGGTATTGGAACTAAAGTTGGTCAAGTGTCTTAAGACTGCTTGCAGTCATTGACCATACTTTACGTGCTTCAACGCCCTTACTCTGGGCAAATCTCTTAGCATCACAATTGCCGCAAACATGGTATACATTGTTTGTTATACGATTAGGATCCATATTTCCTTTATCGCGGCTAAACACTTCTCCGCAACAATCGCAACGAAACACTAACACCGTCTTTCTACGGTTATAAGTGTGCGTCTTCCCACGACTGCTTACACGCACGTAATGGTTTTCGCGGAATTCAGTACCTATGAACATAATTGTATTTACATTAAGGTTATAAAATCCTTTTGATAAATACCATAACAAAGGTCAAAAGATGATTACAATCTCAGAATCAGCGAAAGAAAAAATTAAGGATTTGCTCATAGACGAGAAAAATCCTAACTTAAAATTACGTACTTTTGTTCAGGGTGGCGGATGTGCAGGCTTTAGTTATGGCTTTACATTCGACGAAGAACAAAACGAAGACGATTTTGAAATCCCCGTAGACACGTTTTCAGTGCTTGTAGATAGTATGAGTATGCAATATCTACAAGGCGCAACGATTGACTATAAAGAAGAATTAATGGGTAGTCAATTTGTTATCAATAATCCCAACGCAACAAATACATGTGGTTGCGGTTCCAGCTTTGGAGTTTAAATAAATGTCACAACAAGTTATTAACGTAGGTATTCAAGGTAACGACGGCACTGGTGACAGTATTCGTCAATCGTTTATTAAAGTAAATCAGAACTTTAACGAACTTTATGCAGTATTTGGAGCAGGTGGAACGCTTGCATTTACATCCTTAGCAGATGGCGGAACTTATACAGCTAACCAGATTATCGCCGCAAGTCCAGATGGTACAAAACTAGAAGGTAAAACTTTAACTAGTTCTAATGGTACTGTTTTCATTAATAATACTGCGGGAACTATTGATATTAGTACTACAGCGGCAAAGTTAATTGGCGATGCTACACCTACATTAAGTGGTTTTATTAATGCAACAAGCACCTACACTATTGGTAATTTACCAGATCCTAGTGCCGCATTAGTTACAGCATTTAACACATTATACGGTGCTACACCTACTACTTTA